GACCATTACGCTTGCGAACGACTACAACAACGATATCGGGAAAGTCAGTAGGGATATAAGCAACTGGACGAACATCCAGATGAAAGACTATCCCTTTGCAATCATCTACTGGAAGGGGAACGTCCTTGAGGGAACCGGTGCATCGAATCAACATATCGGGTCTGATTTCACCGTCACCATCGGGGGCGGAATCTACTCAAAACACGATGCCGTGCAGGAGCTTAACGACTTTCTCGAAGATATCGAAAAAGCAATGTGTAACAATTCGTCAACCGTACTTGGCGATAACATAGGGTACGTTGTGCCTAAAAATATAGAACCATTCTACAGTGAACGAACCGAGGTTATTACATTCGAGTTCGATTTCACAGTCAATTACTGGTATGTCTACGCGACACCATAGGGGGTAAAGAAATGATCGGAATTGGAGCTGGCGGACAAGCTGGCATAATCAAAGAAGGAAGTTATGGCGGAGGGGGAACGGTTGACACATTCCTGGAATTGATTTCCGAGGATGTGCGGCTTGAGCAGGAGAAAATCCCTTCGGCTGCAGTAATCAGTGAACGGTACATGAATAAGTATGTCAATGGGGTGCATGATGTGCAGGGGTCGTTCACCATTGAAGTGAATCCCGATAACATCGGGCTGCTTATGTACATGGCACTTGGTGTTGAGGCGAGTGCATCACAGGTTACCGGATCCACCGCAGAAGTAACAGACATAACCTGCGAGGCGGATGTGGCAGGATCATTGAGTGGAGAGTATATCACATTCAGTGCACCCGCTGGGGATTTCTATGCTTGGTTTGATGTTGATGATGAGGGTTCAACTGATCCTGCACCGGGCGGAACAGGTATAGCAGTTGGGTTTCCAGTTAACACCACAGCAGATAATGTGGCCGCAGCATTGGCGACAGCGATTGATGCTAATGCTAATTTCGGGGCAAGTGCGGCTGCCGCAGTAGTGACTATTACCAATGCCAGCAATGGCGCGGTAACAGATGCTACAAATGGTGATACAGGCTGGTCGACTCCTCCAGATGTGACAACCCAGGGTTCGGGCGGGGCCGCATATGATCACGTTTTCACACCCGCGGCCTCGGGAACTGATCTCGGAAGTTTCATAATCGAGATTGACAGGGGGCTCGGAACAAGCAACGCATTTCAGTATGATGGCATGAAGGTTAATACCATGACCCTGAATGCAGCGAAGGGATCACTCCTCATCGCTGCCTTTGATTGTTTCGGGCAACAGGAAACAGACGATGTATCTCCTCAGACACTTTCGCCGAGTACACTACTTCCATTCACATTCAGTTCGGGAACACTCAAGATTTCAGATCAGGGTGGAGCACCGGCGACAGTAGCCTATGTGAATAGCATCAATCTTGTGCTGAACAACGCCCTTGATCCAGATGGCGGGTTTGTCATGGACGGGAACAATTATCGAAACCACCTTAACAAGCAGACGGTAGCATTGACTGGATCGATGGAACTCGAATACACATCCACTTCCGATGTCGAACGCGACGCCTACAGGGACAATCAACAGCGGTATCTGCAACTCATCTTTACAAGCACTGAGCAGATTGAGGCTGGTTATTACTACACCATGACTTGGGACATCTATGCTGTGCATTACCTGACAGCACATCCCCGCCTAGCTTCGGATTCTGATAAATTACCACCTTGGGAGGCTCTCGCCCGGTTACTTATCGATGGTGTAGTCTCAACTCCTTTCAGTGAATGGAACGAGGAGAAAATCAAGTGGCTGGATAATGCCAATCCCGAACTGCTATCTAAAGTTTTTACTGAGATCAAGGAATTCAACCGCCCTTTAGCAGAGAAGAGCAGTTAGAGATCCAAAGGGCTACATTAAGGGCAGTCAATGGGACTCGATACAATGAACCACAACCCTTTCACCAGTGGAACTTCTTTATTGAGATGTTCTTCAATATATGTGATTCCAACGGATTCTTCGTACACTATCCCCACACTGGAGGATATCTCGATCAGCTTGGGGTTTATATAGAAATACTTGATTTGATACGAAGCACATATTGGCAGGAAAGAAATAGAAATGGTAAGCGCAGAAGCTAAAATTAAAGTAACCGCGCGGGATCTGACAAAGAAGAATATAGACAAGGCACAGAAGGGTATCGGCAAACTCACCCAAGCCGTGAAGACTTATGGAGCAGAACTTGCTGCTATCTTTCTTGCTGCACGGAAAGTGTGGAAGATAACAAAGGATCTCACCCAAGCATATATTGAAGATGAAAAAGCGAACGCGATTCTAAATGCCACCTTGAGGGCCACGGGCATTTATACCGAAAACCTAGCCGGCCAATTAAGAACTTATGCCAAAGAAATGCAGGCCGTTACAACTGCTTCTAAGGCACAAATATTAGAAGCGCAAGGAATAGCCGCAACATTTACACAGATCGGGACAGACATATATCCAGAAGTGATAGAACGGGCATTGGATATGTCCACTATATTTGGACAAGATTTACAGCAATCTATCATACAACTCGGCAAGGCGATTAATGATCCAAGATTAGCTGAGGGATTAAGGCGCATCGGTATTTCCATGTCTGAAGAACAAGTAAAGATGATCGATTATTTTTTATCGATTAACGATTTGGTAAGCGCCCAGAGGGTTATACTCGATGAATTGAAAATAGAAATCGGCGGTGCAGCACGAGCGGTGGGGGAGACATTCGGGGGGCAGGTGGAGATTGTAGCGAATCTGATACATGAATGGAAAGCTGCCATTGGCGGATTGATTAAAGAAGCAGGCGGGCCCTTACTGGATTGGATACAGGAGTTTCTTGATATCTCAGATGAACATAATAAGAATCTTGAAACAACTATACGAATATTGCGAGGAATAGGTGCGGCCTATGCTACTACATTCGGATTCTGGCTCAATTATTATAAAACCATAGTGGAATCCGTTCAATTACTGATAAATACTTGGAAGAACTTAGGAAAAGTAATAGGCATTGTTTTCAATCCTAAAAAATGGGGAAAGGGGGGGATTAAAGAAGCGCTCGCAGAGATAAAAGATGTTGTTATCGATACAGCGCAAGATATTGGCAAGGGCTGGGAGGAATGGGTCGTTAATTCTCAGAAAAGGTGGGCAAGGGTATTTGCTGAAGATGTGATACCTGTTATGGAAGAAATCACGATAGAAGCACAAAAGGTAAAAAAGGTTTTAGAGGACGTGGGGGGTTCCCAAGAGGAAGAAGAAAAATGGTTACAGTTTCTCGCAGAAGCAGAAAAGGCTTATGCTGAGAGTATTCACTTCACAGGTGAAGCATTGCGTAGATACATAGAGGAATGCGATAGTGCAAGGGAGGGTTTGGCATATCTACGAGAAGAAGTCATGAAAGTAAAAGAGGAAAAAGACGAATATGCAGAATGGCTAAAAAATACAATGATTCCTCTAATGATTGAATATTCTGAGCGTATGTATGATATGGGTGTGGCGACTGCTGATTATACGGATTATGCCAAGGAAGCAGCAGAGGAAACGCTTAACTTTGCATTTGAGTTACAGGATGCACTCAGTATAGCTAGTCTCGCATATGACACAATTGGCAAGGGAGTCTCGCAATATTACCAGAATCAATCAATAGAAGCAAAAAACTGGTATAAACAACAAAAAGACATGATTGAAAACAGCATAATGGATGAGGAGGCGAAGGCTGATGCACTCGCAGCCCTTGATGAGCAGATGGCAGCGAAGGAGAGTGCTATTCGGACAAAAGAAGCACAGGCACAAAAGAAAATGGCGCTGTTCGGTATTGTGATCAATACGGCGAGAGGTATTGCTGAAGCATTTCCAGCATTCTGGAAAATGGCAGCTATTGCAGCAGCAGGTGTTGTACAGGCAGCGATAGTTAGTAGTGCAGCAATACCAACTTATCAAGAAGGTGGTATAGTGCCTGGATATGGAGGGGGGGATACCGTACCCGCATTACTTGAGCCCGGAGAGATGGTGATAAGGAAAGAGATCGTAAGGGAAGCACAGCAGGGGGGCGGGGGTGAAGAGGTAATATTCCATATCTATAATAACATCGATGGATTCAGGTTAAATGAATATATCACGAGATCCATAAGGGCAAAACAAATACCTGTGTATAGTGGGGCTTTGACGAACATATGAGATTTTTATATGCCAATGAGTTCGACACAGCGGGATATACGCTAACGGAGAACAGCGAAGAATCCACCTATCCGGTCGAGAACGCACAGGATTATCAGCTCACAAAGCACTATAGAACGACAGGCGACACCTCGGAGTGGGTAAAGCTGGATGGCCTCGCTTCAGAAGAAATCACAGCGAATATCGCCTTTATAGCAGGTCACAACATTACAAGCGGCGCAACGACAATCAAGATTCAGGGGAATAACACAGACGTATGGACAGATCCAACTGTGAATGAATCGTTCACACATTCGACAGGGGTTATGTGGAAAGCGTTTACATCAGATGACTTGCGGTATTGGCGCTGGCTGGTGGCGGATGCCGCTAATCCCGACACATACCTTAAAATAGGTCGGCTGGGGCTGGGAACATATTTCGACCTGACAAACTGGCCTGCGACGGATTTTGAGCCGAGACCTATAGATACCTCAACATCACGCCGGAGTCCTACAGGGCAGTTGTATGGGAATGAAGGAATAATCTATTATGAATATGACTATTATTTCTCCTATTTAACTAATGCTGAAAAAGTGAACTTGGTTACGATGTGGGAAACCAACAAAAAAGTAAAACCTATTCTTATGATACCAAATCCAGACGATACGACATTACTGCCAGTGTATGGGGTAATATCAAGTTTTCGATATCAACACCGTATTGCATATACTTGGAAAGCCTGGATGACTATTGCGGAGGCATTATGAGTTTACCGATTGTAGTAACGCCATCTACAGGGGCAACGTGGGCGACAGCCTGGGAGCAGTTCGAGGGTATCCGCAAGGGCATGATTGCATTATCGCTAACAAATTACGACGCGACGACGGTTCCCCAAATAGCAAGCGGATCATGGATTGAATGTGCGGGGGCTATTCACAAGGCTGCCTCGAATCAGACCATTACCGGGAGCCTGACATCTGATGCCATTAATTATGTAACTCTTGTGCCGAGTGGGACCGGAGCAAGTGCGATTCTCACACCCACATGGGCGAGTGGAGCACCGACATGGAGCGACGCTTATCAGGGCTATTATTCAGGCACAACTCGGTATGCTGGTGGTTGCTATTATGACGGTACGAACTATATTTTAAAATGGGTTTATATGAATCGACATGCAGGGCCGAGAACGAGATATATATCGCCAGCATTTACAGGTGAAACGAACGATCCCGCTGATATGGTTTTTTCGGGTGCAGCATTACATCTAATAGATTGTGCGAGTGGACGGGTCGCATATATCGCTGTTCCTCTTGATACGTTGTTTGGTATAGTCACAGAATTATATGGAGAATGCGGAACTTTTACAGATGGAAGTGTAACCGTTACTCTTGCTCATGCCGGGCATGATTCCAGCTCAGGAACGACTATGGCTCAAGTAACCCTGGATGCGGCAGAATTCCAAACAGACTCTACAATTACCGATCCTGTGATTGATACAGAAAATGAACAATATTATGTAATAATAGCATGTGCCACAGCTGCATCAGATTTATATGTTACTGGATTGAGAATAAAGATTACGGAAATAGCACGATGTTAAAATGGATACTTGCGGGAATAATCGTTTTAACCGGATGTACAATTGTTGGTCAGCTATGGGATTATCAATTTGATTTTCCGTATGCCGATGAGATTGACACAGTATTTGATTCTTATTGGTGGGTTAGAACAAATACGCTTTATCAGGAAGATGTAAAAGACGAATGGAAAACCCCAGAACAGACTTACAACGATAGAGGGGGTGATTGTGAAGATGTCGCCCTGCTCATGATGTATTTATGTTATCGATATGCACACCAAACCCCAACGCTTGTGAGAATAGATAAAATTAACATGATCCACTTTATAGTCGAGGTTGATGGCGAATTGTACGATCCCAAAGGAATAATTAACGGCAGAATCGAAGATTTAAACTATAAGATTCTTGATACTTATACATACGGTGAGGCTATGTACTTGGCGGTATATGTTAAATGACCTGGGCAACTGAAGCAGCCAAAACAACGTCACGCAAAATTGTTCTCGCTGAAATCGATATAGGGCGGGAGTATACGCGCTGGGTCAACGAGGGCCCGGGAATCTGGAAGACCACACTGTACTGGACGGGAACGAATGTAGCGTATGGATTCAAGGAAGCGTTTCTAATCGGGCCGTTTCAGGAGAGCGGTGATAAAGATATGATTAATCCCGGCTGGACAGCAGGGGTTACCGTGGGGAGCGTGCAGGAAGATGGAACAGAACTTACGGAACGCGCCTCATATGCCCTAATGTATGCTAATGCCGGGAGTTTCTATTGGGATGAAGAGAATCAAATAATCTATGTACGAATGACGAACGACGATTACATACATGAACACAATATGGTTCTGGGTATTACATTGAAATTGACGAATGATGCCCTTGCTGATGATCTCGGTGAGGGATATTACGAGGAACGGTTAATCAGTGTTCCTGCGGTTTCAAAGACAAAAGACAATCATGTGTATGGATTGATACAACACGCGGGCGGTTCGTTTGAAATCGATAATGCTGATGGTGCACTGGATTGGATCGATAATACCACCTGGCCAGACATGAGTCCCGATGACATAGGCAAGCCCATTCCTATATTTTACGGGCAGGTAAATAATGCCCCGGCAATCTGCGTGAATTGGGACAGAGGGGCAGCACCCGCATGGATATTCAAGGTCTGCGATGTAGCAAACCACTTCTATGGCATTGAAGAGATTACAAAGGTTTATGTGGACGGGGTAGAAAAGACACCAACGCCGGACTTAGCTAATGGTACATTCACCCTTGCGGTCGCTGATTATAGCGTCACGCAAACAGTGACATTTGACGGCAAGGGGCTAAAGAATAGCGGGGGAACATACATTGAAAAGGCACTGGATGTCATTGAGGATCTTCTAAGTGTGTACTTGCTCATCACCTATGATGCAACGAATTATGATACAACAGCCTGGGCTGCCGCAGAAGCGAATGCAATGAACAACAACGTGGGGCTGTGGATCGATTCACCGACAGAGATTATTGAACTTATCGAGATGTTATGCACGAGCACCAAGGGGAACTTTATTCGGAAAGACTCTGATGGGAAATATACGTTCAGGTTTACTGATATCGAAGCCGCGAGCACGGCAACGATTATCAAGGAGGATTATCAGGAATCTCCCCGCATATATCCTGATGGCGATAGTATGCTCAGTGTTGTGAGGGTCGGATATAACAAGAATATCGATAAGGATTCATTCAGTTGGAATGTACAGGATAGCGAGCGCACGCGCATATTCTCGAAATACACGAAGGACCGGGATCTCGAGCTAGAGACAGCACTACTTACAAGTGCCGATGCACAAGAACTTGCTGAAGCATTATACGAGTTGTTTGATGATGCCGAACCCATTGTCGAGCTCGTTCTCTGGTCGAAATATCTCAGTCTTGAAATCATGGATGTGATAACCGTTCCGGTACAGAGAGTAGATGGGCGCGATATGATCCCGGCAATTATAGGCGAGGTAATTCACTTGAATAAAGATCCCCTTACGGGGCTGGTCACAGTTCAGGTGAGAAGGTTGAGGGACGCATAATGATGATTGAAACCATTAAAAGGCTTGCAAACTTTGGCGCAGATGAAATGACAATCCCCTGGCCCGATGCACCCGGCGGAGTGCCAATATTCGGTAATGTCGAGGATTTGGATAGAGATTTTGTTACCGATTTTGATGCTTTTGTTTCAAAACAAAAGGGAACATACGGCTCTAAGGCGGGACAGTGTATCATACATGATTTCAATATGCGTTTACATATGGGGAAAGATCACCCTAAAGGGATCGCTGTTGATTTTCACTTTCGGGACATTGATCTCTTCCACACCGTGATGGCGTGTCTCGAGTGGGGATATCACAAGATATTCTTTTACCCTGAATGGAATAATCCGGGTGTGCATGTAAGCTGGTGTCCCGATTTGAATTATGTTGTGTTCGGTTTCGGACACTATAAGAACGGCGAACTCGAAATAGTAACGAATACATATAATCCCGAGATGGTACGGAATAGATTGCATGGGGTGGGGCTATGACTGAGGGTGAAGCACAAAAAAAGATCGATATTCTCATGATTATTATTAATGAGGTGTGGGATCGGTTTGATAAAAACTTTTTCGACGGGCGAGAAATATATAGTGCGATAAAGGAACTTAGTGTTTTAACGACCAGATTTTGTAAAGAAATCGAGGAGAGGAACGGTAATAATGTTACTGAAAATGTTGTACCTAAATGATTGGGTGGTAACACGTTAAGGTATTTATTGTTAAATAAATGTCCGGGGGAGTGTTGAATAATGAAGGGTCCACTTGCAAGCACAGTTGAACATACGATCAAAGAGGGGGCGAAACTCATTCGCAAGCCCCAGGAAGACAAGACTGAGTTTGAAGCCAGCACCATGAAAGTCGGCTCATTTTCAAAAGCGATGGTGTGGCTCATACTCAGCATAGCGTTTATATCAGGGCTCGCGCTCATTATTCTTGCAGTATTGACAAAACCATTCACCTGGAGAGCAGTCAAGGAATACGTCGATTTCATGAAAGCGTTTTCCATAGCATTCGTACCCGTAATGATGATGGTCGGTGTTGGAAGGGCTTTCAAACACTCTAAATGGAGTAAGGATCTATGAGAAAGGTAAACGAAACATCTCAAGAACGTATTGCTGAGATTGTTAAGTTTGCTCTTGAAAATGGAGACGAAAGGGCCTGTGAAGTATACGGGCTCAAATCTGAAAGCCTAAATCGATATCGCAGAGTGTACCAGAATGAACTCGCTCCCGAATATAAGATGAAGGCTATTCTAAAGAGGATTGGGGAGCAATATACTAATGCTGAATTAAAG